TCCCAATACACCACCGTCAGTATAGTTACCTGGTACGTTTGAACCTGCATCAGATCCAGATGCGAATGCACCTTGTCCCTGATATAGTCCTGGTGCTGTTCCACCTAGATTTCCTGATGTTCCAGGTTGGTTCTTTTCTATAATTTGTTCCGACATATTGTCACCTCCTAGTGAATTTACTTATTTTATTTTTTAATTGAATAAGTCGGCTGTTTTGAGGAAACTACCGCCCCATAGGGATTTCTCAACCATTACAGGTTGATCCTGTACAATCTCGCCGAGATCGCCAGACTTTCGGAAAGCGGTATCTGCTTCTACTGCGTCAACTCGCTTACCAAACTCATTGAATCCGTTTGAAACTGCTGCAATATCTTTTGCAACTGCTTCGAATGAATTCTTTACTTCATCAACATCGACCTTTGAAGACTTAAGAAGTTCTACTTCTGCTTGCAAAGACTTAACTGTTGATACTAGATCGCTAAAGGCAGATGTTAGTGTATTTTTGATTTCAGCAATTGATTCAACAACTGCTTCATCTGACTTAGACACCTCTGTAGATTCTACTACTGCTTCAACTGCTGGAGTCTCATCGGACTTAGCAACTTCTTCAACTACAACGACTTCATCAGCCTTTGTAACTTCTTCAGCAGTAGTTTCAACTACGGCATCAACCTCTGGAGCGACCTCAACATTTTCAACTACATCATCAGTCTTCTCAACGATTTCTGATACTGTTTCTGTTGTATCTGTCATAGGATTTACCTCCTTTGTCATCTTAGAAGTATTAATGCCTTTAGCACTATCAACTAAGAACTTTATCATATTTGTTTTTTCACTATCCGTTTTTTCAACGAATCCTATGTTTTGCATCTCTTCACCTGTTGCTGGGCTAATGTAGGTTTCTTCTTCAGACGCTACAACAATACCTGTTGACTTCTCATAAAAAATATTTTCTAGTACTGTCTCGTCGCCCTTAACTGTATCTACTCCATCTACCTTTTCAACAGATAGAATATTAGCAAATTGATTTGCTGGGCTATCAACTAAAGACAACTCTACAAGGTCGTACTCTTTGATAATTCTAATTTGTGTATCTGACTTCTCATCATAAGCGTCATCCCACTTATTCATTCTTCCGCCAATTGAAAAACCTGTATATGTTCCATCAAGAACCTTTTCCCATGCATCTTGTGCACCCTTTGAAATATATGCAGATACATATACTCCCTTATAAAACTTCTTTGATTCTGGATCAAAGTACTTATCTTCTTTAAAGTTAATCATCTTACCAACTGCTGATGGTTGGTGCATCTCTCTGATGTTCCCACGGAACTTTGCAAACGCTGCCATAGATGCTTCTGATGTTACAATGTCATACTGCTTATCTAGATTGTCTAATGACGCAAAACCAGACACAGTTCTACGCTCTTTGTCAACCTTGCTGAAAGGCATAGATAAACGTACGTTGTCGCCCTCTGTATTCCAATGGGCCTTAGAGATATTGCTCACATTCATATTATAGTGCCTTTTTTTCCGTTTTGTTTAAAATGCCTGATTTGGGGACATTTTACTTATCCAAAGTTTTTGAGCCTCTTTTGGCAACTTGAAAAAGTTTCTTCCCATCTCTAGATTTTTGTCACCTTCTCTAGCCATGTGCAAGAATAGTGCCAAAACATAATCACCCTCTGACTCAGATGGGAACTCTGGTCTGTGGTGTAATTCTTCATCTCCCTTAAGGAAAACTGCAGAATTCTTTAAACTTGGAAAGACCACATCTTCAACAATAAGGGACCACTCCATATTTGTATCTAAAATAATGTCAAGGGTATGTGTGCAAAATAACTTGTCTAGGTGTGGTTCTAGTCTTGGAACTCTTCCATCTTTAATTTCATATCTTACCACTTGAGCATATACAATGTCAAGGTCATCAATCTCAAATCCTTCTCTTGCTTTTGATACTAGAGAATCTTTAAGATCTGCTGGAACCTCTACGATGGAATAAGATCTACCATAGTTGCCAGCATACTTAACCATATCACTATGATCAAGTTCTTTATTTGCAAACTCTGTTAACCCTTGTAGTAAAGACTCTTCTAAAAAGTTTTCTACACTAAAAGATTTCAATTAGAGGATCTTCCTTCTCCCTTGGGATTTCTGCCAGCAAGTGTTGCACTTCCATCAGACTGATTGTTTGTGCGTTCTGCATCTCTTTCTCGCTCTGCAGGATTGTTAACTTGCTCTGGCTTAATCTGGAAAGGATCATCTCCACCTTGTCGCTGAGGAAGACCAAGAACTTCTCTTGCCTCATTTGGAACCATGATCTGTGTCTTAATGTATCGCTCAAGAATTTGTGACTGAGCAATTTCATCTGTGAGTGTAAGTTCATTAAACTTGAACTCTAAGATATCTGTTTTTTCACGAATAATCTTGTTGATCATTTTTTCTAAATTACGCTGTGATGGTCTTGCAACTTGCTCTTTAAAAGTTCTATCTTGTGCTAGTGCTGAAGCAATTGCAGAAGCATCTGAACCACCAAGTTTTGAAAGAGGTACTTGATGAGCAATCAAAATGTCATCACGGTTTTGCTTACGATATTCTTTAAATGAACCATCTTGAATTCCGTTTTCGATTGGCTCCATATTAAACTCAACCTTGTTTGTATCTGAGTCTGCTGGAAGTGGAATATATAGGGTTCTGTGATTTTGACCTTTAAGACCAGTTTGTAAGAATCTAAACATCTTGTCTTCTGCTTCAGGAGATAACTTTGCACCCTTAAGAGTTACAACGTATCGTGGAACAGCCTTATTGCTAAAGTAATCGATGTTGTACTGTGATGCGAGTGAATCTCCATAAAGAGAGTTGATCGCTGAAATAATATCTGGAACACCATAGAATGTATTCAGTGGTGAATATTCTTTAAAATGAATAATCTCATTTGGTCGAGAATCTGTTCCAAGTGGATTTGGGTTTGTTGCACCAAAGTTACGGAAGTAAACAACCTTGTTTCCGATTACCTGAACAAATCCATCTCGCAATCTTCTAACACGCATTGTTGTTGATGGAATATGTCCTACATAACCAATGTCACCTTTTACTGTTCTGCCAACCTCAAGGTATGCATTTCCAGTTGCCTGTAAATCTGTATATACCTTTTCCATAGAAGCAGTAAATGAATCATCATTATTTAAAGACTCCAACCAATCTCTAACTTCAATCTTTGCTCTTTCAATTCTCTTACGTGCACGTTCTGTTGCTGCGGAATCTAAAGATGCTTCTAACTTTAACATTGTTCTTGGAGATACTTGAAAGTCATATCCTAAACCAACAATATTTTCTACCTTAGCATCAATTGCTGCATGGTTGGCAAAAGAGGTATCATAATAACTTGCAAGTTCATAAAGATTCCAAGGTGGAGTAATTACGTCAAAGAGTCCGTATCCATTTCTATAAATTAAACCAGGATTAATTTCTTTTGACTGTGCCCCATTAATTCCAGCGTTGACTGCTAAAGCAGAGTCCATGTACTGTGGTGTAGCGTCTGCTTTTAAAGTTCTAGTTGTTCTGCGTTTAAAATTAGTGTCTAAACCATTTAGATTTTTTAGATCATCCCAAGACTTATTAAAGGGATCCTGATTTTTAAAAGTTTCATCCTCTGGAATACCAGCATCCATCTTAACTCTAATTAGTTCTGATCTATCTTCTGACATTAGTCATCACTTCCATATTTCTTATATGTGTCTTGAGCAGCCTTCCAAGCACCAAGGTCATTCATTGATGGAATAAGACCTTCATGCAATCTTTGCTTTTGCTCAGAGTATTCTTCTTCTGTAATTCTTGTTAGGCCTGGAACAAAAATGCATTGCCCGTCGCCCTCATCTCCATAATACTTTGCTGCATCACGCAGTTTAGCAATCTGAGCAATGTCACCTTTCATAGACTCAATGTTTAAAACAGAGCCAGTTCCGTCCGTAAACCACTTACCATTTGCCTTTTTATAAACGTAAAGGCCCCAATCATAGTGCTTTTCAATGATCTTTACACTAGATTCTCCGACTTGCCCCTTCATTTTGGGCAGATTCTTCTTCTTTTTATTTGGATTTGGCATATTCATAACCATAAGTATACCATATTAAACAGCATTCTGTACATTAGATTGCCATAATACGTTGTTGTAGGATGTATATTCGTAATCCTGGAACTTAAACATATTCTCATCATCTATGATAATCTTATTTGTGCCCACATATGACTTATATATGTCAGATGGGTCTGCTCCATAAAGGCTTGTTGAAGAAATTACTAAGACTCCCTGCCACATAAATGGCGACCTATCCCAATAATCCCAGTCAAGTTCTTCCTGATCTAGGTACTGAACCTTAAACCATGGTCTTGTGGTTACCTTTTGAACTTCCTGCAAGTTAGTAGACTGATAATAAGAAATATTATTAAACATAATTGGTCCATTAATTCTTAAAAATCCTACAGAATTACTGAAATTAAGAAGGTTTGCAAAAGATATTCCAAGGAAAGCCCATTCTCTAACAGTGATTACTGGATCCTTTACTATCTTACCATTGATGTAAAATCCTATGCCGTCTTCAATTTGACCAGTGCTTGTATTTACGGCATAGATTTTAGCACGTTTTCCATTGCTACTATTTGCCACAATATAAAACTTGATTAGAGAGTTATTGCTTTCAATTTCAAATATCTCCATTGGTGAGTATGGGAAGAAGTCTTGGTCATACCTAATGCAGGCTTGTAACGCCATGACCTTATAGTCATTAGATCTTGTTGAGTTAATCGATACAGAAAGGCCACGACTAAGATCTGGTTTAAAATCTCCCCTTAGTTGAATTCCGCTATTTCTAGTTAGGTATAGGTATGGAGTACTTCCTTTATAAATGCTAAAAGGGTTTGGAGATTTATAATCATAGTAAATGCCAGAAACCTGATAAGGATATATATCTGTTCCAAATCGTGTACCAACTGGATTAAAAGCATTATCGTTAAATGCTTGTGATGCTAATTGCAAACTTCTTACCTTAAGTGGATTTGTTTTAATCCCAGGAATATTAAAATCAAGGTGAACAACTACTGCCATTCCCTCAAAGTCAACGTTAGTTGGTGGATAAATAATAACATTGTCTACAACTTCATATTTTTTGTTTAACCATTCATCATCTATATAGATAACGCCATTTTTAGGAGCGTCCACTTGACTTATAAAATATGATTCATGTGCATTTGCACCGCTTGCCAATGTTTGAAAACTTACATGAGATTTAAGCATCGCTCCTGAAGTATCGTAGGCATATGTCTTTTGAGATCTTTGCTTAAGGTCTTCATAATCATCAAGTCCAGTAAATAAGTGGTTCCCAAGTACATCATATGTTTGTGTAACTGGCTCAGAGTACTCTGTGTATAAATCTAGGTAGTTCCATTCTCCAGTAGTTTCAGTTTCAAGAAACTTAGATGGTGATGGATAGTTAATGTTAAATTGTAGGAAGTCTAAGTCGTAGTACTTGGTACCCTTTTCATTTTCAACATACTTGGCAAAATATGTAAGAGGAACATAGTCTTCCCAATATGAATTTACCGCAATGTCTAAAACAAACTTATCAAAATTAATAAGTGGTATTAAAGTGTAACTTCCTGTATGCTCTAAAAACTTCTTACTTACAAATGAACTTGGATCTCCACCATCCATAACATATTGCCAAAACTCTTGATTATATGCTCCACCCGAAATTGGAGTTCCATCAAAACTGTCAAAAACATTTTCGTACTGAATAGGAACCCCATACTCGTTATAGGTGTTTGCTAGTTTGCTAAGGTTTCTAGCAGTACAAAATCCAACTGTATAAATATTTCCAGTAAATGTATTTTCAAAGTTTTTGTTACCACCAACATACATCTTTAGGTTATTCTTATTTCCAAAAAATGCATTAATGCTGTTACCATAATATTCGGCAAATTTGTTGATGTCAATACCAACTCCAAATTCTTGACCTGGCTTTACTCCAACAGATGAATATAACACCTGCTCTTCTCCATAGTACTTAATTCTATAATTAACTGTTTGTCCATTGATGTCAATTAAGAAATAGTTTCCATTAGACTCATCTTCAATCTTTAGTAATGTCTGATCAATGGAGTCGTTAATCTTTGTTTTTGCAACTACGTAGAAAGATCTAAGATCTTCTCCAAGGAGACTTAAGTCATCAAATAAAATATATCCGTTTGTCTGGTTCCAAGATGAGTTTGGTCTAAAGGTTATAAATTTATTATCTAGTTCATTTTGAACTCCTGGAAGTGCTAAATCTGAGTAAAGATCTTCTACTGTTTTATTATCAAATATGATGTTTGGTAACTCATAGTTAGGAACAGATAAGACATTGTTATCTGTAGATAAATTATCTACAATAGCCTGTGACCAATTTCCAATATCTGGGTAGTTATAGTTATTTGAATACTTTGCAAAAGGGTAATCGATAAAAACTGATGTTCCGCTATATGCCTGATTAATTCCTTCTGGGAACTGTACACCCTGACCATATACAAATCTTCTTTTTGCAATAATGTTTGAAACCTTATATGGGTATATTCCAACACAATCTATCTCAATTGGAGAAACATCGGTATAAGAGTAAAAGCCAAGCCAGTCTCTACTTTTATTATTGACAAATTCTTCTGGCAACGTAAGTGAAGATTGATCAATAGTTAGTAGAAGAACCTGCTCGCCATTAATCAACAATGCTGCTGTGTCTTTATAAATAACAATATCAACCAGCATTGGTCTTCCCCATTCTCCAACTGGGTGAGATCCAACCTGATCTCCTATTTTTAATGTTATAAAAGGACCATTAACATATAGGCCATCTGTCGAATGCAATGGTCCAAAAATTCTTCTATATGATGCAGAGTCTGAATTTACTCTCAACCACATCTCAACTGTATAATCCTTATATCTACCAGAACTATTTAAAAATCCTTTACCTGGCAAAATCAGAGAGGGTTTGGATCCATTTGGAGACAAGATAGTTGTATTTGAGGCACCATAAACCATTGGGATTCCAGAATTTTTTGCAACTAGTGCGTCATTAGTGACTAGGTAGTATCCGTCTAATTCTTGCAGTCCATAGGCTTTTGCTGGAATTCCGTATGATGTTGGCAAGTCTATATCTGAAGGAATTTGAATCTTCTGAACACCAAGAGAAGTTGAGTTAAACTCTTCTGACCATTGGCCCATGCTAAAGCCATTAATCAAGAAATTATAGTCATCAGAACTTACGGCTCCGCCAATATAAGAGATCTTTATTACTGGTCTGAAATATGTATTTTCGTTTGGTATGCTAAAAGTTTCAGATACAAAAATCCAAGAGTCATTTACGCTAGTATCAAACTTTTTTAAAATCTGAACAACAGTTCCAGATGTTGTATCATTATACTCAAAACCAATTTCTATGCTATTTAAATAAGAACTAAGGGAATAAAAATATGCCCCAACTGTCATAGTTCCTAAAGACCTATTTAGTTCTGAAAAGTTCTTAATGTCTGGACCTACACAGACAATCTCTCCATACGGAGTTTCTGGAACCTCTCCAATAAGTCTAGACACAGAACTAGTGTTAAATGGCTCATCTAAAACTGTTGTGTCCTCTAAAAAACTTGCTCCAGAAATAGACCAATCAAAAATATTTCTTTGCTCTTCTGTTATGATTGATGGATAGTCTGCAATATCGTCCAAAGACCAAAGTGCTGCTGGATGCTCAGCAAAAACTTTCTCTGCATATAGGTTGGATGGAATCGACATTATAAGTCTATTTTATCATACAATGCGGGTAAACCATCGTGGAATTGTGTACCTTATTCCGCCGACTATAGGCTTAACTCCATGAACAAACTCTGGGGTATCTGGAAAACATACCAGATCTCCAGGCTCTGGTTTAATCAAAACATCATGGTCTGTGAAAAATAGTTCTCCACCTTCATAGTTTGAGTTGATGTAGATCAATGTTGCAATATCATTTGGCTTAGTTGAATCAAAGTGCTCATGCATGCCATGCCCTTCTTCAAATCTTGCTATGTGGGTTTTGCTTTGATCATACTCATCAAAAGGTCCCTCATAGTGATTTCTTACAAACTCAAGAACACGCTTACCATAAAAATTAATTAACTCAGATATTTCTGAATCTTGGATGTCTGCATAAAACTTAAACTCTTTTTCAGTATTTCCAAAGTCCTTAAACTGATCATCAATCATTTGCAAGTATTCATGCAAAACCTGGGAATCTTTTTCTCCCATAAATGATTTAACGATTCTAATGTTATTATTCATAAAAACCTTTTATCTCCCAATCATCCCAAGGAACATCTTCATAAGGTGTCTTATTTTGCATCCATAGTTGACCTTTGCGACCCATCCACGCTTCAGATATAAAAAGGTATCCATCTAAAACTGGAGCAATTCCATGAGAGTCTATTTCCTTTTCTTCAAAAACAATGAGGTCTCCTGGGCTTGGGGAAAATCGTAAGCCTCTGTTTGGAAATAAAATTTCTCCACCCCTTTTAGGGTTTTGCCAAACAATGTAAGAACCATAAGTTCCTTCTGGCTTTTCATGCTCACTATGGTGTGGCTCTGACTGAGATCCTGGTCTATACCGTGCGATATAGTGCTTAGAAAACATTGCTGGATGATATGGCTCAGAGTTTCTACTGACTACATAGTCATAAAAACCTTTTGAGTATTTTGAAAAAACATTTAAAACATCATCTGGCATTTCTCCACGTGTATGGATATCAAACTGTGTTCCTGGATTATTAAAAAGAGAATCATGTAGGGGCACATGATCATCTTTAGTGTGAAAATTTATAGTCTGAAGATAATCTTGAACAGTTTTTAAATCAGCATCTTGTATAAAATTGCCAATGATCTCCATTATTTTCCAATCTTAATTTCACAATAATCAGTTGTGCAGTATGCTTCACCCTGTGCCTCTAAGTTGTCCACGCCATCATAAATTGCACCAAAGTCAATATGCTTTAACTTTCCAATATATGACTCATACTCTTCTTCAGTAATCTGAGTATATGGCTGCTGTGGATAAACAGTATTCCCCATTGGAAGGAATGAAACTGCCTTTAATTGTCCCTCGTACATATGAAGTGCTGGAGCGACATGCTTTGACTCTGTTTCTTTGTCAAATGAGAGTGTTACAGAGACTCCATTATCAGACCAGTACTTTTGAGCAGTTGCTGCTAAAGCAATCTTTTCAAACAATGTAACATCCTTCTCTGATCTTGGATGACCTGACTTGATTGGGAAATAAACAACAGAAGTGTTTGCCGATACAACATCCTTCTCAACATTATAGTTTGCTGCTCTAAATAAATGAAGCATTGGATCTGTATCTCCAAAGCGGACTGCACGAAGGAAGAAGTTTCCTCCAGGACCCCAGTGAACTCCAGGAGTTGCACCAGAAAGAATTGAAACAGATCCTGATGGCTTAACTGTTGTTACACGAATAGACTCACGAACACAAAGCCATTCTGAGTATTGACGGTCATACTTGCGAATTGTCTGATATCCCTCGTCCATCCAGTCACGAACGGCTGGAAGTCCCTTTTGATCAGCAAAGGAAGCAATACCTGTAAGCGATGTGCCAATGCGACGGTTACGCTGCATAATACCGTTTGTCTGCTGCCA